ATCTTATACAAAGTAATTCTGTCCAAGAAAATGAAACTCATCAACTGCGGTGATGATTGCGCGATAATTGGTGATTATAAGGTTATGAAGGCAGTGGCACCAGATTTGCATGAAAGATTCCGGGTTTTCGGTATGGCAGTCGAGCTCTCTAAAGTTAATAGAGAACTCGAAGGTATCGAATTCTGTCAAACACATGTGTTGTTTGATGGGGAAAGTTATAGGGCCGTCCGTAATGTACTCGCTGTTCTTACAAAGGATAGTGTTTGCATTGACAATATAACTACACCACATAAGTTAGCCAGTTGGGCTAAATCTGTAGGACAAGGGGGATTGGCATCATTTGGATGCGTACCTGTTTTACAGAATTTCTACCGGAGTTTAATTGTTTCTCATGATAAGTTTGTTGCTACGAGTGTTTTAACCAACCGCCAAAGGAAACGTATGATGCGATACGAGGCAAAGGTTATTCATTCAACTGCAATGTGGGGTAAGAGATTAGGATATGCTTTTGGCCCAGTGAGGGATCTAACCCGTCTCTCTTTTGAAAAAGCATTTGGTATTAATGCAGTTAATCAATTACTGCTTGAAAGCTATTACGATAATATCGTTTTGGATTTCAATGCTAGAGCCTGTCGGGATGTGCTAGCAACCAACCTCTCTTTACTCCTTAATTGAGTAGTTCAGTTTCATAAGACCGTGATGTCGTTAAACTAAGGGTGTGACCAATTGGGTCTAATGGATTAATAGCCCAAAACGTTCCTATTTTACAGGGTAAATATTTACGTGCTAAACAAAATGCCGAGAGACTGCACGGCGCTTCCCTTCGGGGTTTCCATTAGATGAACAGTCCTTTTATGGTTGTTGAAGGATCCAATACAAACGACCAAGTATAATATTGAAAACACATGTCCAGCAAGAAGCAGGTCCAATTCAGGAAGATTAACAAGAAGAATAATAAACCAATATCGTCAGGACCAAATCGCGCGCAGAAAATTATGGATAAAGTTGCTAATAAAGGCCCTTCGGTGGGTCGTACGCTTGCTACTTCTGGTGGCAGCATGTTGGGTGGTTATTTTGGGGGTCCGATCGGGAGTTATCTCGGTGGACTTGCCGGTAGCGCTCTTTCAACAGTCTTAGGGTTTGGGGCATACAAAGTGAAGAAGAATTCTTTGATGAGCCAAGTTCCAAATATGCATAAGGCTGATGAATCAATCACCGTACGACATAGGGAGTACATTCAGGACGTTATTACTTCCCCTACTGCCAATACCTTTTTGACCCAGGGTTTCCCTCTTAACCCAGGTCTCAGTGAAACTTTCCCGTGGTTGTCTGGCGTCGCACAGCAATACCAAGAATATAATATTAAAGGAATGATTTTTGAATTTGTCTCAACGTCCGCGGATGCACTTAATAGCACCAATACAGCACTTGGCTCTGTAATTTTATCAACTCAGTACCGTTCCAGTTTACCAGGCCCATTGAACAAGATTCAAGCACTTAATGAATACTACTCGACTGACGCCAAACCGAGTCAGAATTTCGTTCATTGTATTGAATGTGACCCTAAGAGTAAACCCCTTAATGTTGAATATATTAGGGGTGGAGCAGTCCCAGGTAATGAGGATGAGAAAACTTACGACCTTGGAGTAACTTACATTTCGACTGTTGGTTTCCAAGGTACTAGTGTCAACGTTGGTGAGTTGTGGTGTACATATGAGATTGAGCTTAGGAAGCCAATCGCAAATTCATCACTTAATACTTACGGGAGTACAGCGCATTATGTGCTTACTTCCCCAGCCGTAACTACCGCCTATTTCGGAACTTCGTGGAGCTCATTGTACACTTATACTAATGGACTCATTCAACAGCAGGATTTGATCGGATTATCATTAACAGGTACTTCTGTCACCTTCCCATTAGGTTCAGAAGGGAACTATTTCTTTTTGTGGAGTGTTAATGGCACCTCTACAACAGTAGTTGCTCCTACAGTTACCTTTACAGGATGTACCCAGTATCAAGCCTCGCTGAAAAATCATGCCTCAGCAAATATCTCAACCGGAACTCAGACTGCTATCCAACAGAATCTTGGATTTTGGATTAATATCACGAACCCTGAGGTACAAGCTGTTATTACATTCTCTGTTGGTACGCTGCCCGCAGCAGCGACCTTTGGTGATTTAATCGTAGCTCAATGGAATGGACAGTCTTATCCACAAGGTGGACAAGGCAATTCTAATGTATAGGTTCAATTTACACGTAAGCCCGATACTTGATTGCGAGGTCGACAGGGATTTTGCCTCCCTACGTGGCTAATGGCCCCATAGTTATCAGTTTTAATATCAACTGCTATGGAAAAGAATATAAAAATATCTTAGTAATTTAATTTACTGCAACTGTTGATATTACTTCGGTGTGTATTGACCACCGGTCCCTTTTGGTCGGGGGATGATTTGGTCAGTAATACGGC